AATTTTTCAGAAGTTTAAATAGCACTCAATATCATTTCCGCAATAATGACTCAATAAAGTTTCCAACTGATACGACAGTTCAGTCTTTGTTGTATGCAGCGAACGATACTACGAGTGAGTTGGCGGTAAATGGAGCGCCCGCCATTACTTCCGCAACGCTACAGACAGACGGATTCGACGATTTTAGAATAGGCAACAAAAGCGCGACTTCGACAGAGTTTTTAAACGGTAACCTCCAGGAGGTTGTAATTTACGAAACCAATCAATCAATTATCCGCGCAGGAATTGAAGCGAACATCAACTTCTTCTACGACATCTATTAATATGTTTATCTTTACACACTATGAGTAACTATCTAATCGTACCTCCCGAAGGAGGGCTTACATCTGAGGAGCGAGCAGCAGCTATCTCTCGACAGTTGTACTGTATCACCCGTCCAGAGTCTATCCAGAACCCTGACGAGGCAAACTTCAATCTATTCGGCTCTGTCATCCACCCCACTACAGGGGAGGCAGCACTGTCGATTATCTTAGATTGGCTTATCTATGTCAACGCAGCGGTAGATTTGACTGAGCTACAGCTTCTATTCCCGCTGATGCCACAAGCGGAGATGGACGCGCTTACTACGCTTATCACCACGTCGCCGACGGTTCTCTTTGAACAGATTATTCCTACCGAGTGTACGGTCCACGACCAGGCATATATGGAAGCCAACGGATGGTTCCCAATCGAACCTGATGGAGTGACTGAGGACGTTGACTTTGTTGAAGAGTAATGAACTACGAGATTATCTCTATTGCTATCGGCGCGTTGGGAGGCATTATAGCCACATGGGTTAAGATGACAAACGAGGTAACTACAATTAAGGCGCGCTTGTTTTCGCTAGAGAAGCAAGAGACCAAAGTTCAGCAGAGCCTTGACGTCTTAGTAGATGGTGTAAATGAGATTAAGTTATTGCTCGCTAAGAAGGGTATTGAATGAGGAACCTAAAACGAATCATCTTACACTGCTCAGCTACACCAGGTGGCCGCGATGTAACTGTTGATGATATACGTGGATGGCATATGCTTCGAGGATGGGACGATATAGGATATCACTTCTGTATATACGCCGACGGTTCAATACATAAGGGTAGAGATATAGATGTGATTGGGGCTCACACCCACTCGCACAATCTAGATTCTATAGGTGTATGCTATATAGGGGGCGTGGATAACAACTTAAAACCTCTAGACACGATGACTGAGATGCAGGATATATCGTTCTTAAATCTGGTTAAAAGTTTACGCCTTATTTTTGGGGAGTTAAGTATCCACGGACACAATGAGTTTTCAAGCAAGGCTTGCCCTTCATTCGATGTTCAGGATAAGTATAAATTTTTAAACGCAACGACATGAATTTTTTAGCATCATACTGGGCCGAGATTGCATTGGCTGTTTTGACTGCGGCAGGAACTATGACCGCGCTCACAGAAACCAAGAAGGACGACCGCATTGTAAATGTATTGTCTCGTATCCTTCAGGCCGTTGTCATGGGTAAGAACCGAAAAGCGTAAGAACGTATGCCTAAGATTAGTACATACGGAACCGTTACACCTAGTCCGTCTGACCTGATTGTGGTTAGCGACGCGAATGACTCCAACGCCACGAAGAATATTACAGTGGGTTCGCTGTCTTCAGCGACAGCTCCTACTTATTATATCGACGCGTATTCGAATACGGCAGCTACAACAACTATATCATCAGCGGATACTTATGTTGATTTAAGTGTGGCGCTCTCTACGGGGTTGTCTGACGGGTATTCAGCTTCAAATAATTTGGTAACGAATACCAACACACCTCAGACTACTTTACTTTCGCAGGTAACCGTAGCTATGACGTTGAGTACGGGAAACAATAACGTTGTTACAACTTTATTGTCTAATAATGGCGTTGATATAGTAGCGTCTACGCAAGATTCAACTGCCCCTGGTTCGGGCGACGACTTTATTTTGACTATGACGTGTATCACAAACTTGCTTTACAATCAAGCGTTAAAGGTTCGTATAAAAAATAGCGCGGCTACAAATGTTATTTGTAAGCACGTAAATTTCGTGGTTCATTCTATCTAAGCCATGCTCATCCGCAAGATATCTGTAGGCCCTGACTATAAAGGAGGTGCTATGCACTACCTAGTGGGTCAGGAGATACTCGGCGGAAGCTATACCATTCATCTTATCTCTTACGATAAGGACTCTGAGTCTGTTATGATATGGATACAGAAGTCTAATAGAGTTTATTTGTGGAAGGAATTCAAGAAGACAATGCCTATGTCTATTGAATATGACATTAACTTTGACTAGTGAGGTCACCATTTTCTTTTATCGCTCGTCCCGTTAACGGGAAACGATACACCAACTCGAAAGAGATTGAGGGTATGGATATTATAACCAGCACCTCTGAGGAGGACCACACGTCCTCGACAAGGGAGGCAGAGGTTATCGCCCTACCCTTAGGGTACGAAGGTCCGATAGAGGTTGGTGACACACTCCTAGTGCACCACAACGTCTTTAAGTTCTATAACGATATGAAGGGTCGGCAGCAAAGCGGGAAGAGCTTTTTCCGCGACGACCTCTTTTTCGTGGATACGGAGCAGTTCTATATGTACCGTCACGACGGTGAGTGGCACGCCTACGATAGGTATTGCTTCGTTCAGCCTGTCGCTCCTGAGGATTGGATTCTTATGAAGCCACTTAAGGAAGAGCCGCTAACAGGTATTATGCGCTACCCTAACGAAGCGCTAACAAGTATGGGCGTGAAGGCGGGAGACAAGGTCACCTTTAAACCAGACAGTGAGTACGAGTTCTCCGTGGATGGAGAGAAGATGTACCGTATGTACGACCACCAGATAACTACCATACTAGATGGAGTCTAAAGAACTAAAGGTTCGTATCATAGCTGCTGGACGCCGAGCTGTAGAGCAGCTCATCAAGGTGGCTCAGGAGGATATTATAAAACCTAACGAGGAAGACGAGTTGGCGGCTGATAGGTTAAAGAATGCGGCAGCTACCAAGAAGCTAGCTATCTTCGATGCGTTCGAGATATTAAATAAAATTGATTCTGAGCAGGAGCAGCTAGATTTAAGTGTATCCACCTCAGGACGAGAAGACACCAAGCAGGGATTTGCAGAACGACGGTCCAAATAAATTACATCGCGTCCTTCACGACCATGTACCTAAAAACGCGTTGGCTCGAAAGAACCAAGCGAGCACTTGGGTGTATGGGTACAACGAGAAGTATGATATGGTGGTCATATCCAAGACGGGTAAGGTCGGTCAGATAATTAATATCTCAGGATTAAATATCGCGCTGCCTTTAAATACAGAAGAGGTAAAGCGTAAGGCTAAACGTAGCGAGGAGCACTGGGTAAGGGAACCTCTACCTAAACCGCTATCTAAAATCCAGTCTATCTTCCAGTGGAATGATATGACCGCTGTGTTTAAGGATACCTGGGTGGACTATATAGAGTCTGAGTTCGATAAGCGTGAGGCGGGCCACTGGTTTATGAATAACGGAGTGTCTACCTATATCACGGGGGCGCACTATATGTATCTCCAGTGGACGAGTATCGATATAGGCTACCCTGACTTTAGAGAGGCCAACCGTATCTTCTTTATATTCTGGGAAGCCTGTAAAGCTGACGAGCGCTGCTTCGGTATCTCGTACCTTAAGATAAGACGTTCTGGATTCTCCTTTATGGGCTCCTCGGAGTGCGTAAATACAGGTACGCTAGCAAAAGACGCCCGTGTAGGGGTGCTCTCTAAGACTGGTAGTGACGCTAAGAAGATGTTCACCGATAAGGTGGTTCCTATCGCTAACCGCCTACCCTTTTTCTTCAAACCTATCCAGGATGGTATGGATAAACCGAAGACGGAGCTAGCTTTTCGGGTTCCTGCGTCTAAGATTACCAAGAAGAATATGCACGAGGTGGGTAATGACGAGATAGTAGGTCTCGATACCACCATCGACTGGAAGAATACGGATGATAACAGCTATGACGGGGAGAAATTACTGCTGTTAGTACATGACGAGAGCGGGAAATGGATTAAACCCAACAACATCCTCAATAACTGGAGGGTAACGAAGACCTGCCTACGACTGGGTAGCCGAATTATAGGTAAGTGTATGATGGGGTCCACCTCTAACGCGCTTAATAAGGGTGGTTCTAACTTTAAGAAGTTATATGAGGACTCTAGTATAGAGAAACGTAACGCTAACGGCCAGACCCTTAGCGGTATGTACTCTTTGTTTATCCCTATGGAGTATAACATGGAGGGGTTCATCGATAGGTTCGGTCATCCTGTATTCCATAAGCCATCGGAGCCTGTGTTAGGGGTTGACAACCAGAAGATTAAGAACGGAGCTATTGATTACTGGGAGGCGGAGGTAAGTTCTTTAAAGAATGACCCTGATGCGCTTAACGAATTCTATAGGCAGTTCCCTAGAACGGAGTCTCACGCTTTCCGTGACGAGAGTAAGTCCTCGCTGTTCAACCTAACTAAGATATACCAGCAGTTAGATTACGCGGACTCTTTAGTGAAGGAGCACTACACAACAAGAGGCTCCTTTCGGTGGAAGGACGGTATTAAAGATACCGAGGTGGTGTTCTACCCAGATAAACGTGGGCGCTTCAACGTAAGTTGGACACCGCAGAAGGGTATGCAGAATAAGGTGATTGAGAAGCACGGTATTAAGTACGCGGGCAACGAGCACCTAGGTTCTTTT